GTTAAGATTTGGCTATGCCCATGGATGAAAACAACCCACGTTGGAACGTATGGCTTCCAAGGTGATCTTCCCGCAGTCGCAGCACTATCAGGAAACCTTAGATGATAATTGGAATTGTCGGATACATTGGATCCGGCAAGGGTACAGTTGGCGATATCCTTGTGCAAGAGCATGGGTATCGTCAATTTGCTTTTGCTGATGCATTGAAAGATGCCACTGCACAAATCTTTCTATGGCCTCGTGGCTTACTAGAAGGTGACAGTGTGGCGTCACGTAACTTTCGTGAACAGGTTGATCCTTGGTGGTCAGAAAAGTTTGGCTACGAGGTTACTCCACGTCTCATTCTACAAAAGATGGGAACAGAAGCATGTCGTCATGGCATTGCAGATAACATCTGGATCGCTGCGCTTGAAAAGCGTATTCAGGGTTATGAAGATGTGGTTATCACAGATTGTCGTTTCCCAAATGAAATCGATTTTATTCGGAGTGCTGGCGGTGCCATCATTCGAGTAAGACGAGGCGAAGATCCTACAAACGAGGAACTTGCCAAGTTACATATATCAGAAACTGCATGGAAAGATTGTAAGTTTGATGCCACAATTTATAATGAGTCTACCATAGACGAACTAAAGGAAGGCACAAGAAAAGTCTTGACAATGTTAGAGAACGATAGTAAGATGAAGAATAAGACAATCTTTCACCATCCAGTTTAACAAGGAGTATATTATGAAATTCAGTGATCAAACATTAGCCGTCCTTAAGAACTTTGCCTCGATCAATTCAGGTGTTGTTCTCAATGCTGGTAAGGTACAGAAAACAATCTCTCCTGAGAAGTCCATTCTTGTGGAAGCAACTCTAGAGGACGAGATTCCAAGTCAGTTCGGTATCTATGACCTCAATCAGTTCCTAGGTAACGTAACAACCCTACGCAATCCAGAACTAACATTCTCCAATGAAGCCGTCAAGTTGGATGATGGTGAACTATCATTTGACTATCACGCATGTTCCGCAAATCTCATTATCACACCTCCAGAGAAGGAACTAGTCCTAAAGAATGTTGATGTTACATTCTCTCTACCAAATGTCACCTTGCAAAAGCTAATCAAAGTTGCTACAATGAATAGTCTGCCAAACCTTTCGGTGGTTGGTAAGAATGGTGAACTTCATCTAAAGATCCATGAACGTGCCAACGATACTTCCAATCAGGGTTCGATCAAGATTGGTGATTATGCTGGTCAGGACTTTACTGCATCATTCAAGACCGACAATCTAAAGCTACTACCAGACGATTACAATGTTGAAATCCAGAAGGGAGCCTTTGCAAAGTTTGTGAACGTTGCTGGCAATCTAAAGTATTTCATCGCACTGGAGACAAAGTAATGGACAAGATTATGATTGGTTTGACTATTTTGATGTTTGTTTTCATTGGAGCAGACCTTTATAGCAAAGTAAATCATTTGAACAAGTGTAAAGATGCTGGCGGTGTTTATGTAACAAACACAGTCTGTATAAATCCTTCAGCAGTTATCGAGGTGAACTAATGAGTATGATCGGCCACAATTCCCCAACCATGAATGTCGAGGCTCTTTCGCCAGATGACAAGAAGGTTCTTCGCAAGGCTATTCTAGAACTAAACGACTCCATGACAAGAGCAGGAGCCGAGCGTGAACTACAGAAAGAGATCATGACTGAACTTCATAGTAAGATCGGTATTGATAAGAAGCTGGTTCGTCGTATGGCTAAGGTTTATTTCAAAGCCAACTTCAATGACGAAGTGGAAGAGAATAACACATTTGAATCCTTCTATGATGAAGTTATGCGTAAGCCAGTTTCATCAACGGTGTCTGAGTGAGTGATCTAGGTGACATGATCGCCTATCATGTAGGCAAAACAATCATAGCGGCGATTATCATTGCCGCTACTATCTTCTTTGGTATCGGATACCTAGTGGGGAAATTTTTATAATGAGTGAATACCTTTTTGTTGAGAAGTACCGTCCTCATAAAATTGAGGACTGTATTCTCCCTGACCGCTTGAAGAAAGTGTTTCAGGAGTAGGTGGCTCAAGGTGAGTTTCAGCATTTGCTTTTGACAGGTCCTGCTGGTTGTGGCAAGACTACTGTTGCAAAAGCATTGTGCGAGGAACTTGGACTAAATCATCTGTTCATCAATGCATCCGATGAACGTGGTGTGGACACGTTGCGAACCAAGATCAAAGGCTATGCGTCAACTGTATCTCTTACAGGTGGGCGCAAGGTCATCATCATGGACGAAGCTGATTACCTTACTCCAGAAGCGCAAGCAGCTTTCCGTGGAACGATTGAGGAGTTCGGTGGTAATTGTTCTTTCATCTTCACCTGCAATTTCAAAGCCAAGATTATGGACGCAATCCATTCTCGCTGTGCGGTTGTTGACTTTGCACTCAAAGGCGAAGAACGTGCCAAGATGGCGTCTCAGATGTTCAAGCGTATTACAAACATCCTAGCACAAGAAGGTGTAGAATATGACAAGCAAGTTGTTATCAAGGTCGTTGAGAAGTATTTCCCAGATTATCGTCGGACTCTTAACGAGTTACAACGGCATTCTGTTTCTGGAGTCATTGATGCTGGTATTATTCCTCAACTTGATAGCGTTCGCAGCCTTTCAGAACTAATCAAGTCTCTCAAGGAGAAAGACTTTACAACTATGCGTAAGTGGGTTGTATCCAATTCAGATATCGATCCAGCACGTATCTATCGTTCTGTCTATGATGGCTTGAATGAGTATCTAAAGCCTGCTAGTATCCCAGCAGCTGTTGTGACATTGGCCAAGTATCAGTATCAGGCCGCCTTTGTTGCTGATCAGGAACTAAATCTTGTCGCTTGCTTGACGGAAATTATGGTGGAAACGGAGTTTAAAGAGTGAAAATCCCTAAATAGGTGTGGGTCACGGAGCGCCAACTCCTACCCACTCTAACGCTAAACAGGAGCGCCAGCCCATGCCTATTTATTGTCCCTTTTGCGAAGCCCTTGGAATCGAGGCTACCGTATCCATCTATGATATAGAAGATGGCTTCTACGACTCATATGGGGAGCCTCTTCCTCCTTGGAATAAGGGAATACCTCACACCGAAGAAACAAAACGTCTAATTTCAGAAAAGGCTAAACTTAGACCTTCGTCTCGAAAGGGTGCTATCCTCTCTGAGGAAACTAAGAGAAAGATATCGGAGTCTAAAAGAGGTCAGAATAGTGGACATAATAATCCAATGTATGGACGAAAACACTCGGCAGAGACAAAAGAGAAGTGGTCCAAACTTAGAAAAGGTCAAAATGCAGGATCAAACAATCCCATGTTTGGTAAGACCCATTCCGAAGAAACGAAACGAAAGATTAGTAAGGCAAAGTCAAAATGACTGACGTATTCAAAGACCTCATTCCATCTATTCTTCAAACTAAGAAGAATGTTCTGGAAGAAGAAAAGAAGTATCCAGCTTTCGTAGTGAATCGGGCAATCTCGTTTCACTACGATTGCGTTATGCAAGCCAATGAAATGAACAAGTATCCAAACTTGCCTGGTTCCATGCAATATTCGTTCCTACTAAATAGTGTCAGGGGCTATAAACGTCCTTTTCGTAAATGGGAAAAGCGTGAAACCATTGATGACTTAGAAGCCGTCAAAGAATACTATAACTATAGTAATGAGAGGGCAAAGGAAGCATTGGTTCTGTTAAACGCTACCCAACTTGAAGAAATAAGAAAAGCAATAAGCAAAGGTGGCACAAATGACAGTAAACCTAGACGAGTTCGTGGAGGTTAAACTTCCCGACCCTCAGGCCTTCTTAAAAGTGAAAGAGACGCTAACACGTATTGGTGTTGCCTCTAAGAAGGATAAGACCTTGTATCAGTCTTGTCATATCCTTCATAAGCAAGGTCACTATTATCTTGTTCATTTCAAAGAAATGTTCATGTTGGATGGCAAGGCAACCGACTTCTCCGAAGAAGATCGTGGACGCCGTAATACAATCGCTAATCTGTTAGCTGAATGGGGACTTGTTTCCCTAGTTGATGCACAGAAGTCAGCGGATCCTTTAACTCCACTAAACCGTATCAAGATTATATCATATGGTGAAAAGGGTGAATGGAATCTAGTTGCCAAGTATTCACTCGGCAAGAAAAAGTTTTCAGATACAGAATAAGAAAGTGAGTTCGTTATGACTACATTGAAGATATGGAAAACCCATCCTGATATTCAAATCCCAAAGCATCAGACCTCGCAGTCTGCATGTTTCGATCTTGCATTTCAGAGTGCTGGTAAGAGAGAGTATAAGGGTTATTCTAATTTGAATAAGCCCTTTTCCCGTTCATTAACTACCGCAATCACAATCGCTCCTGGTGATCGTGTTCTAGTTCCTACAGGATGCATCATGGACATTCCTGAGGGATACTCAGTTCGTATTCATGCTCGATCAGGAACATCATTGAAGCAGGGTCTAGTTCTTGGTAATGCCGAGGGCGTTATCGATTCGGACTATGTTGAGGAAGTCTTTGTCATTCTATGGAACATTTCAGGTAATGCAGTTACAATCAACAATGGTGATCGTATTGCACAAGCTGAACTTGTTCAGAATGTAGATTACACAGTCGAACAGACTCCAGCCCGTCCACTACCAAAGACAAATCGTGCAGGTGGTTTTGGTTCAACAGGAATCACCACAGATCAGAATATGGTAGTAATAAATATTCCAGAAACAACAGAAGTCAAAGTGGAGCAACCTGAGGTTGTGAAGCGTGGTCGAGGGAGACCTAGAAAGAATGCCTAAGGCTCATAGAGTTGGTGATGATAGAATGTGTGGTGCTAAGACAGTTGGCACTGGTTTAAACACGAATGTCTTTGTCAACGGTATGTTAGCCTCTGTTGTCGGAGACCTTGATGACCATAATATGCTGGGAGCGTTGATATCACAATCACCAGGCACTATTAAGATTGGCGGCATCCCAATGATTGCTGCTATCATGGATCAAGGCTCACCAGATCAGATAGGACTAGTTCAGCACGTTACTGGTCTTCCTACTCCTGCTACAGGCTCACCTAATGTCAATATGTATGGTGGGCAAGGAACCTTCGGTGGAGGTCTTGGAAATTTTGGTTTGTCGGGAGTGCCAGCGGTCGGTGAGATTATGCAAGTCGGCTCACAAATCGTTGGCCAGGTATATAGAACAGCAGTGCAAAGTGGTCAGTCAGGTATGATGGCACTTAATAACATGAATCCAGCAGTTACGCCACCTGCTGCAGGTACAACGGTTACAAGCGCCAATACAGGTAAAACTTTTACTTTCACTAGCTACTATTCCTCTTGACAATTGTGTGAAGTTTACTATATAATGTTACAACGATAGCCAAATGGTATCGTTTCTTTAATCTCGCTTAATAGGAGAACAATGATGACTAACTATAAGTTCAATACTGAAAACTTTGGTATTCCAGATTCACTCGCTCGTCAGTTCATCGGATTTGACGCCATTCTGGAAAACCTTCGCCGTGCTAATGACCAACTAGCAAAGACTCCTAATTATCCTCCATACAATATCAAAAAGATTGACGATGAACATTTCGTGATTGAAATGGCTGTTGCTGGCTTCGGCAAGGCTAATCTTGATGTTGAATTGAAGGATGATACTCTAACAATCACTGGCAATCACGAGGCATCTGATAACGACTACATCTATCAGGGTATCGCCAATCGTGCGTTCACTCGCCAGTTCACACTTGCTGACACTGTTGTTGTAAAAAATGCGGAGTTGGTCAATGGTCTACTTAAAATCGCTCTTGAACGTTATATCCCCGAGGAGAAGAAAGCGAAGAAGATCGACATCATGGATCCATTCGGTGTGCAGGAAGCGACAAAGCAGTTTCTAACCGAGAGTGCCAAAGTTGGCAAGGCTTGGGTAGATCAGATGAATAAGTTTGACGCTACTGGCGGTTCAACTAAATAAGACAATAAGAACCTTGACGCCTCTCATTGAAGCGCACCACTAAGGTTTATTCGGGGAGGGGCAACCCTCCCCACTTATAATATGGATCCTGTGATGAAAAAACTTATTCTTCTATTCTGTTTCATTCCATCTATAACATTAGCCGAAGCATTTGACTGCCATAAGAAAGATGGTGATGTTGAATGTAAGGCTAAAGAAGATGGAGTTGCAATTAGTTCCATTCTAATCAATGGCGGTGAATGTGAGTCACCATATAGTTCTAAACTACATCATAAGACAATGCGAAAGGGTGATAAGTTCATTGTTCCTGGTGCAAAAGAATGTTTCTACGTTAGATCGATACATATAAATACGCACGATGGTAAGACCCATCATCATAATGCTATGTGAGGTATCATGCAACTCGTGATTGAAAAGCCCGTAACTGTTATCACACCTACAATCGGCTCCAAGAAACTATTAGATGCCATTATGTCTGTAGCAACTCAGACATATAAGTGTAAGCATCTAATTGTCATCGATGGTCCAGAGTTCGCCGAAGCTGCTATGGACATTATCAAGATCACACAGATGATGGATCCTCAACCAAATATTAATGTAGTCATGTCACCAGAGAACACTGGTAAGACAGGTGGCAACTTCTATGGGCATCGTATCTATGCTGCCTATCCACATCTAATCAATTCAGATTACATTCTATTCCTCGATGAAGATAACTGGTATGAACCTAATCATGTTGCTACATTGATTGAAACCATTGAGAAGAAGAACCTTGACTTTGCCTATTCTCTCCGTCAGATTTATGATAATGGTA